CGCTGCGTACGACGGTGGATCAGGTGCGACGCCTCAGAGAGACGAATCACCAGCGACTGCAGGTGCTCGGGATCGGAAACGGCAGACGGAGTCGCGCGGTCCCAATCAAGAACTGAACCAGGCTCAACAGCGTTGAGCGCGGTGCCGGCAATCTCACGGTCAATCTCAGCCGTCATCTCATCACTCATGTGAGCGACCAGGTCGGCGTCGATATCGCGGCCCCAGAGAGCGCGGAGGTCGTCCGCAGCCTCAACAGACGCGAGGCTCTTCAGCTTACGCGACTCGGCCCGGATCTCCTGGATAGTAATATCCAGCTGAACCTCGGGGATACGCGGGTTAAGCTCGTTATCGTAACGATACTCAACCAAAACTTCCTGCGCAGCCGTAGGGGGAGCGCCGAAGGTTAGCTGAAGCTGACCGGCCGCGTAGTTGATCGTTCCGCTACCAAGAGCAGGAACGGCACCAACGACAGGGGTAAACCCGCCAGTTCCGTTATCGGTTCCAACGAGAGTTCCTGCTGCGGTCGAGCCAACGGCCCGGACCAAAACACGCATCGTCCCGGCGAGAACGCGAGGGAACGACAGGTTACGGGAGAAAACAAGGTTAGTACCGTTACCAACACCGGTTGCCTCGCCGTCGATAAAGTTAGACGAATACCACTTATTAAAAGTCTTATTCATCTCTGTGCCAGCAACAACCTGGCCCTTATCAGTAGCGTAACGTGGCCGATAGAAGGCGATGCCTCCAATAGGACCAGTCATTGGCTGGACGGACGCGATCTGAGTCGCAACCAGGCGCACCGCTGCACGGCGGATAACCGGGAAAACGAACTTTAAGAACGGTCCGACCGAGAGTGCGCGAGTTTCCTCGGACAGCCTCTTTAGGTGTTTAGCTTGATTCTCCAGCATGAACGCTGCAATGCTCTTAACATAGTCAGCTTGTCCACGTGGAGCGAACTTATCAAGCTCCTTTTCAATCCCCTCCAGGAGGGGCTCCCACTTACGAACATATTGACGGACAAGTCCGTGGTCTGCAAGGGCGCAGCCCTCGGCGCTTTCCGTTACCATTGTACGAGCCTGAAACATCGGGCTGCCCTCCTGTTAGAAACGACTTCTACCGTTATTGTTACGACCAACGCCAGCGAGTCGCTTGATCTCGCCCATCGTTGTGTCAAATCCTTCCAACCCAGGAACGGGTTGGCGGTCTTCTGTGAGTTGATTTGAGTACGTCAAGTCATCCTCTGTCGGTGCCTCGCGACCTCGACCAAGGGAACGACGGATCCGCTCAGCAGCGCCACCTGGCTCTTCGCCACGTGACTCCCACTGCTCGGCAAGTTGCCGAACCCCTTCCTTGCTACTGACTCGCCCGCTTTGAACCGCCGACATAATATCCTTTTGACGAGGATGGCCGACTGTTCTACGGGTCGTGTAAGCAACAAGATCTGCATCTTGCGCTACGCGCTTAGCGGAGCTTACTTCTCGCTCAAGACGAGCAAGAGCATCCGCTGCCTCCGCCAGGAGGCTATCTTTTTCTGTTAACTTACGCTGGAAGCGTTCTGACATAGTCTCGATCTTCTCGGAGAACTCTATGCGAACCGAATCCAACTGCTCATCTAGGTGCTGCGCCTTAGTTGCGGCCAACTGAGCCTTATGCTCAATTACCTTAACCGAAACGTCGGCCTGCTCCTGAGCTACGTTATGTGCCTCAGTTACCTGAAGAATTACTTCCTTAACATGATCCTGGAGATCCTCTACCGTCTCAAAACGATCTGGGTTACCAATCATGTTACGCATTTGATCTGCGTGGTCATAAGCTGAGATAGAGCGCTCAACATACAAACGGTAGCCAAGACTACGCGCCTTACGCTCGGTCTCCAAACGAAGCTCGGACTGCTCGCTGATCTCTTGTGAAGTCTGATTTAGCTTGCTCTTGAGGCTACGGATCTCATCATCTCTAGCATCCATAATGGCCTTCTGGTCGGGGTCTGGCCTATAAGGCACAAGACGCTCCGCCAGATCTTCCATGAACCGCTTAGCTCCGGCCACCGAAGGATCGGACAAAAGCTCCGACTTTGCAATTTCGCGAGCTTCGGACTTTACATTCTGAAGAGCCTTCAGAAGATTTGACGCGAAGTCATCACGAAGAGCCTCGCGCACTTCGCCCAAGACATCGAGACGAACATCGTCACGAATTTGAGCGCGTGCCGCAGGAATTACCTGATCAGTAAACCTACGCTCCACTTCCTCACGAAGTGCCTCTGAGGCCGTTTCGGCGCCGATTTGGCTAGCGCGGTCTTCGATCTGCCGAACTAGGCTAGGGAACCTGACTCGGATCTCATTCTCAGAGATCTCTTCAGGATCAATATCCTCGGATACAAGCTTAGGGAATGCATCTCGGCAAGCAGGGTCAGCTACGAAGTCAAAGCCATGAAGCTTGAAATCTTCGCCAACTACATGATTACCGGAGCCATCCATCTTGGTAGAACCGATACCGCGCGAGGACATACCAATAGCACACCCACGCCGCATAAAGGCTGCGAGATCCTTGCCGCCGGTCGACTCTTCGACAATTTCATACTTACCGTAGATAGAACCGTTAGCCTCTACGCGCAGCCCAAGGCAGATAGCTCCTGCCTCACGCAACCTGCTCTTACCATCGCCAGGGTGATCAACGGCAGCAAGAGCAGAACGAGTTTCGATCTTCTCTTGTAGACGTTGTACCTCACGCTCCATAATGTGGCGCTCATACAGTCGCTTATTCGCTGTAGGAGTCCCACACTGGCCAACTTTGCCTTCGACGATGAGGACGCCACTATTACCGCTGGCCTCTGAGAGGACCTGCATACTAGTGAGGCCCTCTGACTCCGTCAGCATATTGTCAATAAGCACCTTCCGCGTTGCCGCGTTAAACTGCTTTTCAACAAGTGGACTCATGGTTGTTATTGTCATGACATTTTCTCCGACCTAGTCGATAGTTACCTAATTACCGAACCGACTAAGTTGGCCTTACTCCACCGAGTGCATCGCGGAGATGCCCTTTTCCATGTCAGCATGAAGCTTGCTGAGGTCCGCCTCGGCAATCTTGAACGGAACGTTGCCGTCCGTTAGCCTATCGAGATACTTAGCGGCGTCGTCGCAAATGCTCTCAAAGAAGCGAGCAATCTGAACGCGCTCGTCGTCCTCTTCGACATCAACTTCGTCGCCCTCTGCGAGGCCGGCGTCGTCTGCCATTACATCAATGATTCGCTCAACGATATCCTGGCACGTTCCGAAGACGCCCTCGAAAGCTTCGACTAGCTTAGCCTGGGTATCGATTGCTCGCGTGGTGCGGCTCTCGCCAAGGCTCTGAAGCTCCGAAGCTAGAGAGTAAAGCTCGTCGCTCTCTTGGAGAGATCGGCCTCTACGTGAGTAAGAGCGAGACTCTCCCATCTCACCCTCGTCGTCGTCGTCGTCGTCGTCGTCGTCGTCATCAGCGACGGCTGACCTCTTCTTGGCAGCCCTCTTCTTCATCATCATCTTTGCGAAGTTGTTGCGGCTGCTGTCATCGTCATCGTCATCGTCATCGTCGCTCGGGCAGCTATCATTTTCCGATAGCAGACCAGTTAGCTCGTTGACGGCCTCGCTTAGGCGACCATTCTCTACAGAGAGATTAGCAATGTCTTCGACGGCTGTATTGAGGGCGTAACCCATAGCGTTGATAACACCGCGGAGGCCCTCTTCGTTCAAACCATCGTCACTCTCGGCGAAGTAGGTATTAACCACTTCCCAAGCTCGTGTCAGACGATCTTCCTCAGCCACGACCTCTGCCTGCTCCTCAGCCTCGTAAACCTCCTCCTCCGTTGGGATCAGGAAGTTAGGAACCATCTTGCCATTAGACTCGGAGACGAAATCTTCCTCGTCCTCATCCCAGTCCTCATTCTTGGCAGGGTTCGCCTTATCAGGGCCGACATCGGAACGACCAAGACCGCCGGAGCGAACCGGAACGTTAATACGATAAGAGTCTTCGCCCTTACCAGTCTTAACGCGCGCATCGCCTTCCTTGTAGTAACCCTCTTCTGAGGTTGCGCCACCGCCGCTTGCGCCGCCATCGTCATCGCTCTTAGAATAACCATTACCCTTGGCGTTTGACACAGCCTTAGGAGCTTCGTTCTCAACTAGATTTAGTGCCTGAAGGTCTTCCATCAAGCTCGTGGTAGGTCCCTCTGCTGGTAGCATCATAGGCTTATCGCTCCTGTCCTGTAGCGTCGTTCACGTCGCTTGCGAGTTCCTTAAGGAACTCGATTCCACTGAGGAGGCGCGGCGCGGCTGTCATTACAGCCTCGTAAACCTGCAACGCCTCATCCTCTTGACTTGTAGACTCTGTGCTCATAAGCGCAGAGATGGCCCGCTCAACGTCTTCGGCGACATCCTGAGCAAGCGTTTCAATATCCTTCTCTACATCGGAGTCAGCGAGGAGGCGCATAGCCTCAATCGCTTCCACAGCCGACTCCTTAAGGAAAATGAGAAGGTCGTTTACCGACTTGGCGATAATATCGTCGCCTTCTGTCCTGGGCATAGGAATAACATTTTCGAGACCCTCTAGCTGAGGAACCGCCTGGTGCCACCAGGCGTCTCGCGTCAACGACCTTACAGTTACTTCTGTATTAATACGTCGTTGCAGATCGCCGCGCACATCAAGAGCCTCGGCGATTGTGGTAATCATGATTTGAGCTTCTTCGAGTTGCCCAGAAGAGATCAAATCTACAGCCGACCTAGCCGTCTCCATTAATTCCTGACCAAGGTCAGCAACTGGAGTATTTGTCTCATGGACAACCGACCTTCCGATGGAAAAGTCTCCATCGTCGTCGACAAGCCATTCAACTTGCACAAGTGAACCATTCGCCGACTTAACAACGGCGTGGTGGTCAAAAGTAGCAAGTAATTCTGCAGGCCCGTGCTTCCAGTCAGAAGCTTCTACCAAAGCTACCAAAGTCTCTCGACGCCGCTCCCAAGAATTTTCCCGGAGCCGCGAAAAGACATCGTCTGCATTACGCGAAGCACGAAGTGCATCGACGACTGCTGATCTTTGGCTTTTAAGTACGACTGGCATTAATAACGTTTTCCCTATATACATGTTTAATGTCTATATCTATATGTGTCAACGAGCTATGTAAGTTTAAATTGTTTATTTTGAAAAAACTTTGCAACTATCTTCCTGGCACTTGTCGGCCAGCGGCCGGCATCGTAACTGTACGGCCATTAATAGACCTTAAGGCGGCATCTCTGAATTCTTTGATAAATGCCTGTTGATCTTTAAGTTTTCTGTCGAATCTTACGTCATTTTCTTTAAGTGTACCGAGCATATCAACTAACTTTTGATGGTTTTTAGTATTTTCGCGATATCTTTGCTCTTCCAGCCTACGACTATTGTCATAAGTTCGCCACGCTATTTGCGGAGCACCAGGAGGTGGAGGAGAAATTGGTGCCTCTCCGCCTTGGGGTTGGCCTTGGGGCTGACCTTGGGGCTGACCTTGACCAGGCGGCATAGCTTCTGGCGGTAATTGACCGGCCATATCCTGCTGAGACGGCGGCTTTCCTCCAGTAAACGATCCGAAGCTGGGGTCCATTCCCATACGATCAGCGCGGTCAGCTTCCTTTTTACGCTGCTCATCGATTTTCTTAATCTCTTCATCAGAAAGCTTGAATACAGTCTCCAGGACATATTGTCTCGATACATTAGGCTGAATACGCGCGGCAAAATCTGCTCTAGCGTTTTTAACTTCCATTGCTGCTAGCTCATAAATATTCGAAGGCACCGTCATCATTACTGTGAAATCGATATCCCATGGATTCGATACTCCACGCGCCGCAAAATCAGTTCTGATTAAACGCTCCAACCCGTTACGTAACTCTCGTTGAACTTGCAAAGTAACGCGCGCCGCTCTTACATCTTCTGAGCTTAAGATAGACCTGCCTGGTATAGCGTCTTCTTGCCCAAGATATTGGCGGGGCACCATTAGAGCGCCATGCAGCTTTCTCTGAAAATACTGAACATCATCTACTGTCTGGTAATCCGGGCCAGAGAGGACTTCAACACGCGACAGCGCGCGGCCATCCTTTACCGCTACGAAGAAATCCTCGTCATTCGAATTGCAAACCATTACGCCACAAGAGGTTGCGAATGTATGAGCAGGCTCAACGGTCAGCGTGTAAGTCTCTTCACGCTCCTCAAGCCACTCAATTTTGGCAACTTTATGGTTATGCGCGACGGGAGCAGCATTCTTAAATTCCGCAAAATTCTTGAAGCCAAGACTGTGACTCATAAATCGCAACATATCGCGATGGACCTTCTTGAGTTTGCCAACCTTGTTAGGATTGGCATCCATCAAAAGTTGAATCAGTCCAGCTTCATTAGCGAGGTCAGCAATAGTCGGCGCGCCAGCCTTCGGGTTCTCCTCAATTAGCTTACGGATAGCCTCTACGAAGCTATCCGAGTAGACAAAGCGCGTCTTCTTAGATGCTTGGGCCTTCTTCTTAGGATCAGACCAGAAAGCTTCCTTAGAGGCCGCAGCAGCCTTCTTTTGCTTTTTGCGGATCTCGGGTGTAATAGCAGCGCGCATTTTGGCTGGCTTATCGTATTTACGATTAGTCTCGGAAGTCTCTTCGCGAGCTTTATCAGTCTTATTGTAGTCAATTAGCTTTTCAGCCGCTCTGCGAGAAAGCTT